TTTAACAATGGATTTAAAAAATCAAATATTAATAGCACTTGGTCTTGACAAAGAAGAAGTGAACTTGGCTTGGCAGTCAAAACTAGAGGACGGCACTATCGTAGTTTCAACGGCAGAAACTTTAGAATCAGGGGTTGATGCGTCAGTTCTGACAGAGGACGGAACGACTATCCCTTTACCGATTGGAACGTACAAGACAGAGGATGGCTTGACTTTTAGAATTGAGGAAGAAGGAGTAGTTGCTGAAGTAATGGAAAGTGAAACTGAAGAAAAAGAAGAAGTTGAAGCGGCAGAAGATGATAAAAAAGAAGATGATTATGCTGACGTAGGCGACTGGGAAGGAATGGAAAAGCGTATTCAGAACTTAGAGGACGCTGTCGCTGACCTTAAAAGGTCTAAAGAAGGTGGAGATGATGATGTAGAAGAAATGGCAGAAGAAGCTCCTACTACAAACCCTAAGTCTATTAAGACTACTGAGGTTAAAGAATTTTCAGTTGAAGAATTAAAAGCAGAAAATGAAAAACTTAAAACGGAACTAGCAGAATCACCTGCTGAAGCTCCTTTGAATACCAACAAATTTAGCTCAGAAAGACCTATTCCTACTCAGCAAGATTTCAGAAGAATGACAAAGCAGGAAAAATTCTTATACGAACTATACAAATAAAAAATAATAATTTAAAAAACAAAAAAAATGGCGTTTACTACAACATCAAACTTTGCAGGAAAAGCAGCAGGATTCTATATCTCAGCAGCTTTAAAAGCATCAAACTCGTTAGACTATTTAACTTTAATAGAAAATATCAAATATAAGTCTAACATACAGGCTATGAACAACACCGTTTCAGCAGTAGCTGACGCTACGTGTGATTTCACAGGAGCAGGAACACTTGCTTTAACTGAAAAGGTATTAGAACCTAAAAATCTACAAATTAACCTTGACCTTTGCAAATCTACTCTTTTAGATTCTTGGGAAGCGTTACAAATGAGAGCAGGAGCAGGCGCTCCACCTCCAGCTTCTTTTGATGACTATGTTATCTCTTATATGGGAGAAATTATAGCAGAAGCAACTGAAAACTCTATTTGGAGTGGAACTAATGTTGCAGGGAAATTCAATGGCTTCTTAGGAGCTGTAACAGGTTTACTTTTACCAGGAGTTGATGCAACAGTAGTACAAGATGCAGCAGCAGGAGCATATACAGCAGGAACGATTATTGCAGAGCTTCAAGGAGCAGTAGCTTCTATCCCTACTACAACTTTAGGTAAAGAAGATTTGCATATCTATATGAGTCAAAGAACTTACCAATACTACATTTCAGCAGTATCTACTTTAGGATATGTTAATGCTTACAATATGAATGGTGATTACGTTCCAATGTTCGAAGGCTATAAATTAGCAGTCTGCAATGGAATGGTAGAGAATGAGTTAGTAATAGCTCAAAAATCTAACATGTTCTTTGGAACTGACTTAATTTCAGACGCGACTAGAATAACTTTGATGGACATGGCTGCTCTCGATGGGTCAGACAATATGCGAATGGTTGCACGTTATTCAGCAGGAGTTCAAACAGGAACAGGAGCTGATATTGTAAGACAATCATAATAAAATAAAAACGGAGAAGGAGGGTGTCAAAGCCCTCCATCTTTATAACAATATAAAAATCAATCACTTATGGCTTGTATAGCATTAACTAAAGGACGTGGATTATCGTGCGACAGGAGTTCTGGAGGCGTGAAGTACATATACTTCGGTGTCTATGACCAATTTTCTCCACTACCTCTTGTAGTAAATTCAGAAGTAACAGATATAGAAATGGGAGCAAACACTCTTTATAGATACACTCCACCTAGAGGAAGTTCTCAGGCTATGGAAACAATTACTGGTAGTACTGAAAACGGCACTATCAGCTACCAACCTACTGTTTCTATGGTACTAAATCGTCTAAGTAAAGAGGATCAGAACGAAATCAAATTATTAGGGCAGACGCAACTTATTATTTTCTGTCAATTAAACGAACAATTAGCAAACGGACATGATGTAATTGTAGCTTTAGGAGTTACAAATGCTATGCAATTAAATGCAGGAACGGCTGATTCTGGAACTGCTTTTGCAGACCGAAACGGATATACTCTTAACTTCGATGGCTTCGAGGCTGACCCTTTTCCTATGGTTGCAGATTTCACGACAGTCCCGTTCGATAATGCAGGATTTACAATGGGTACAATAATTACTTCTTAATTAGTAGTTTTCATATATTCTTTGATTAGGGGGCTTTTAAGCCCTCTTTTCTTTTATAAATACTAGATAAGCAAATAAATAAAGACTTTTTCTATTATATATTAGATGATACAAGCAATACAAGAAACTAATTTTGATGCCTACATAGAAACTAAGGCAAATAAAATAACCAATTTAGGTTCGGCTCAGATAAGGCACTTAGTTAAATTCATAAATGACTTAGATGGTGCTGTGTTTTATGCTTATCCTTTAATAGAAAACATTTATGAAAGATATACAAAGATGGCTTTTGTGTATAATGCCGTTCCTAATAGATTTACAGGCAAACTAAACTTAAAACCTGCTGGATATTATAAGTATGAGGTTTATGAGGTCAGTTGGATTGGAACAGTTGTATTATCAAGAGCAACAGCTCCTACAACTGAAACAGATGTACTGCCTGTTGATAATGACCATGGAGTAGTAGAAGGGCTTGTAGCTATTGGTAAGTTGTATTTAGCAGAAAAAGCAGGAGATGAAGAAGTACAATATATTCAAAATGCAAAAAGAGTACAGACTTTAACTATTGCTTATGGCGGTACAGGATATGCCGTAGCTCCTACTGTTACAATAGCAGCTTCTGGAACTACTGGAGGACAACAAGCAACGGCTACTTGTACGATAGATGGAGGGGGCGCAGTTAATACTGTAACAATCACTTATGCTGGTAGTGGATATGAAACTAATCCAATAGTAACTTTAACAGGTGGAGGATTTACTGATGCAGCTACTATAACTGCAACAATAGAACAAACAAACTATATATATTACGGACAATAAAAAAACAAAAAAATGGCAATAGAAAACGTACAACAGCTCTTAGTAGAGCAATTAGGAAAAAATGGAGGCACAGAAATATTTACAACAGTAGCGCAAACAAGTAAAGATTTTTACTGTGTTCACTTTCCTGTTGAGAGTGTAATATCAGCAATAACAGTAGCAGACGCAACAGGAGAAGCTGCTTTGCAAACGACTATGGTAGCTGGTACGACTTTATTCATGAATATCACAGCAATCACTCTTACGAGCGGTATTGGGATAGGTTATCATGAAGGAATAACTACATAAAATATGTTAGCATTAAAACTAGGATTAAGTTTAGTATCAACTCCAAGACTAGGAGGATGGTCGCCTGATGATGAAACAAGTCTTGTGGCTTGGTATCAAAATCAAGTCGGAATAACTCTTAACGGCTCAGATGTTTCAGCTTGGGCAGATAGCGCACCTGATGGTTTATATGACATGGTACAAGCTACTGCAACAGAACAACCTGCTTATAGTGCTGGAGTTTTGACTTTTGCAACTGCTAATGATGAAAACCTACAAACAGCAGGACAAATTTCTTTATCTTCAAATTTTACAATAGGTATTAAAATAAATCCAGCAGTAGCAGCAGCAAAAACTTTCTTAGGAGATAATAGCACTACAAAAGAGTTGTTTAAGTTTTCAAGCGCAACTAGAATTGTAGTAAAAATAGATTTATCAGGTGCTACAAATTTAGATTTGGACTCAGGAACTTTTGGGGATGATTATTTAGTTATTACTAGAGTTTCTAATGTCTTGACTTTATGGAAAAATGGAGTGGCTCAAACAGGAACTACGCCAACTTTGGCAGGAACAGCAGATATTGACGCTATTGGAATAAGAAATCCTAGTGCAGACACTTTTGATGGTACAATAGAAGAAATACAAATATATAGCAGCTCTAGTGCAGATTTAACAGCTAATATCAACGATAGACTTTCAACTTTATAAAATGGAAAATATAATATCAATTAATTTAAGCACTACAACAGCACCAATAGTATCAGAATCACGTTCAAAACA